GCGTTCGCAGGCTTGCACGGTCAGCATGTGCTGATCATCTACGACGAGGCATCGGGTATCCCGGATCCGATCTGGCAAGTCTCTGAGGGCGCGATGACAGACCCACGCGCCATGTGGTTCGTCTACGGGAACCCGACCAAGAACACCGGCAAGTTCCGCGACTGCTTCGCCAACGACACCCGCTGGGTGACACGCCAGATCGACTCGCGCACGGCGAAGATGACCAACAAGCAGGAGATCGCCGAGCAGCTCGCCGAGTACGGGGATGACTCCGACTTTGCTCGGGTGCGTGTGAAGGGACAGTTCCCGCGTGCAGGATCCCTGCAGTTCATCGCCAGCGACATCGTCGATCGCGCCATGGTCTTCGAGGCACCCTACGAGAGCTTCTTCCAGATGCCGATCGTGATCGGTGTCGACGTCGCACGCTACGGCGACGACAAGTCGATCATCTGCATGCGCCAGGGGCGCAAGATTTTGGAGCTGAAGAAGTACCGCGAGCTTTCCACCATGCAGCTCGCCGCTGAGGTGGCCAGCTGTATTCGCGAGTTCCGCCCCATCATCACCTTCGTCGACGGTGTCGGGGTTGGTGCCGGTGTGGTGGACCGGCTGCGCATGCTCGGCCACGAGATCATCGAGGTCAACGGTGGACAGAAGCCGTTCGACGACGAGACCTACTTCAACAAGCGCGCGGAGATGTGGGACCGCATGAAGATCTGGCTGCGTACCAGTGCCGACATCCCCAACGATGCGGATCTACGCAACTCGCTCATCGGCATCGAGTATGGCTACAACGAGAAGGAGCAGATGCGCCTGGAGCGTAAGCAGGACATGAAGAAGCGCGGGCTTGAATCGCCCGATGAGGGTGACGCGATCGCGATGACGTTCGCCGAGCCCCTCGGGGATATGAACACACGTTCCTTCGAGCCCGATGATGACTCGTTTGAGCCCGAGGAGGAGGCAGCGTGAGCGTCCCACGTCCACCACGCCAGGCCAAGCGTGTGCGTTATTACTACGTGCCCCAGCGCAAGCTGGTGGTGTGCACGACACAGCGTGCAGCGTCCGCCTCGATGGCCGAGTCGCTTGCGCCTGCGTCCATGCGCTCCGAGGTGATCGCTCAGAAACGTGTGCTGCGTCTGAAGAACGAAGGCGCGAAGGTGCTGCTCTGGATCCGGGATCCGCTCGATCGCATTGCGTGTGCATATCCTATCTTCGGTAAAACGCTGAACGCTGACGGCTTTGCCGAGAAGGTTCTCAGCGAGATCAACCCACACTGGTCGCCGCAGACATCGCTTCATAGGATGGCGGGACACGGATTTCTCCCAACTCACGTCTACCCATTCGAGTCACTCGCCGAGAGCTGGCCGATGGAGATCGGCTACAAGTATCCGCTGCAACACGTCGGTGCGCAGCCATCTCGCTTGAGCTGGGATGAGCTGTCTGACCCGATGAGTGCCAGTTTGATATGTGACATCGTCTTTCACTGGCGGCTTGACTTGGCGATGCACGACATTGCGCTGGGGAGCTGGGAGTCGGGACGTCAGCCGGAAGAGATCACCACAGTGCAGCGGGGAGGTGAGAAAGATGCGGCCTAATCGCGGCATGAGCAACATCATCTTAGCTAAGTACATGCCGCGTGGCCTATCGCGCACTCAGAAGTTGATGGCTGAAGAAGTGATCGAGGTCAACAAGGACGACCACCAGGTGACGATCCTGCCGCCGCTACATATCGAACACGAGGGTCGCCTGGAGTCTGGACAGATGGTGCCCTACTACCATTGGGGAACAGGGGAAGGCTGCAAGCAAGTGGCGTTTTACTACACCCACGTGCTTGAGAAAGGCGAGGTCATGATGGCTTCGCGCGCACTCTATCCGAATGGCAAGCGGCCCGATCGCAACCAGTCGATGGAGTGCGGAAGCTGTGGTGCACCGGTTCAGGTGAAAGGCGATCTCTCGTTCTACAAGGACAGGTACTTCATGACATGAGTCGACTCGCGCAACCGACATCGTCAGGGCAGTTTGGACGTGAGATCACGGACGATTTCAACGAGATCTCGATCTTCGAGCTGAGTGGTGTCAAGCGAGCCAAGTTGGAGATGTGGATCGCGAAAGACATAGGCACAACCCTCGTGAAACACTACCCAAACCGGCAGTGGGGAGTCCGCGTTGATCTTGAGGGCTACATGGTCATCATCACCTGCGACTCCATCTCGCTTACGAAGGGATACCACATCCACATGCTCAACCGGTCCCTCAGTCAGCTCTGTGATCGCGCTAAGGAGGCTGCTGGGGAAATCCTTGAACGCCATGGTGTCTCTCGCAGTCGCAAGTTCGATGCCGACATCTTAGAAGCTCTGCCACGTGATGTCAGAGACGAGGTCATCGCCAGCGATTCTCATGCGGAGGTGAGTGGTGCCAGCTGATCAACGACAGGGCGACCAGAATCCCGAGTTCATGGAGTCGAGCCCGAACCGACAGATCCAAGGGGATCCGAATCATCCGACTTCTCCCTCCTCTCCCTTGTCCGCTGAAGCACAAGCGGGCTCGGAACGATTCGGATCTGCGCAGGATCCCTACACGCGTGGACCGCAGGATCTGCCACCGGGTGAGACTCCACCCTCGGACTCTGCAGGTGGCTCCAACTATGAGCGGGGTGGCGGCGATCCCAAGCGCGCCGAGGGCGAGTGGGACGAGGGCGACACCAGCACCTCGGCCTGGCTGATCGCGAAGGCACATGAGCTGTACACCACCTCGACTGACTACCTCGATGCCAACATCACCAACCAGTGGGAGCGCACGCTCAGTCACTTCAACAACGAGCACGCGCCGCACACGAATTTTCGCCGACAAGACTTCCGCCGATCACGAGTCTTCAGACCCAAAACACGCGCCTTCGTGAAATCGTCGGAAGCAGCACTTACCGCAGCAGCGTTCTCCACGCAGGACGTTGTCGACATCCAGGCGGATGATGAGCGCAACGAGGTTCAACGCCTCTCGGCGGAGGTGAACAAGGAGATCCTCAGCTATCGCCTCGACAGACGCATGCCCTGGTTCCAGACAGCAGTGGGTGGCTTTCAGTCGACCAAGGTCTACGGGATCTGCATCAGCTTTCAATACTGGCGCTATCAGGCAGACACCAGCTACGAGCCCGCCTTCGACAACAACGGTTCGCTGATGAAGGATGAGGCGGGCAATGCGCTCGGGACCAAGAACTCGATCGTGCGTCACGATGACCTGGTCTGTGATTTGGTTGCGCCGGAGAACTTCCGCTTCGATCCGATGTGCGACTGGCGTGATCCGGTTACCTCTTCACCCTACCTGGTCTACATGATGCCGGTGTATGCGGGCGAGGCACTCGAACGCATGGAGATGGTCGATCCGAAGACCGGTCAGCCGGTGTGGCTGAAGCACTCGCTCGGATCCATCCTGGCAACGCGTCGCAAGAACTACGACAGGACCAGGCAAGCACGTGAGGGGCGCGAGCGCATCGATCCGGCAGACGAGCAACACGGCAACGCCTACACGACGCTCTGGGCGCACCTGAACCTGGTGCGTGTGAACGGCGAGGACATGATGTTCTGGACCATGGGCACCGAGTTGCTGCTCACCTGGCCGGTCAAGGTCTCTGAGGCGTATCCACACCTGGCGCGCGGTGAGCGTCCCTTCGTAGTTGGCTTCTCGACCATCGAGGCATTCCGCAACTACCCTGCAGGCGACGTCGAGCAGAGCGCGGGTCTGCAGGAAGAGCTGAACATCATCGCCAACCAGCGGCTCGACAACGTCAAGCTGGTGCTCAATAAACGCTACTACGTGCGGCGCGGATCCCAGGTGGATCTCGATGCGTTGGTGCGCAACGTCCCAGGCGGGGGCGTGATGATGAACGATCCCGACAAGGACGTGAAGACAGTCGAGACCAACGACGTCACCGCATCGAGCTATCAGGAGCAGGACCGGTTGGCTGTCGAGATGGATGAGCTGGTGGGCTCGTTCTCGCCGGGATCCGTGCAATCGAACAAGAACCTCAACGAGACCGTTGGCGGCATCTCGATGGTGCAGCAAACCGCGGGCTCGGTGCAGGACTATGGGCTGCGCATCTTCTTCGAGACCTGGATGGAGCCGGTGCTGAAGCAGCTCGTGAAGCTCATCCAATACTACGAGACCGATCAGACGATCCTCACACTCGCGGCCAAGAAGTCGCAGATGTGGCTGCGTTACGGTATCAGCGAGTTGACCGACGATATCCTGCGCCAGGATCTCACCGTGCGTGTCAACGTCGGTATCGGCAACACTGATCCCGTGCGGCGTGTTGAGCGCCTGATCTTCGGTGTCACGCAGACAGCGAGCTTGCCGGAAATGGCGGGACGCATCAAAGCGATCAACGTCGGTGATGAGATCTTCGGTTCGCTCGGTTACAAGGACTCTTCACGCTTCTTCATGACCGATGAGGAGTGGGAAGCGGAGCAGCAGTCGCGACCGGATCCGGGACCACCACCCGAGATCCAGATGAAGAAGGAGGAGCTGCAGTATCGCCGTGAGGACAACCAGCTCAGACACCAGCGTGAGCTGATGCGGCTCGACATGGACGCGCAGCTCGGCTTTGCCAAGCTCGCGTTGGAGAAGGAGCTGACGATGGAGAAGATGTATTCAATGCTCGGGTTGGAGGGGCGGAAGCTGCAGACCGAGCGCGACACCACAGCTCTCAGAGAGAACGTGCACCTGGTGGAGCTGGAAGAGAAGCGGCGCACAGGGAGTGGAATCTAATGCCACTGACTAAGAAGGGGAGAAAGATCAAGGCTGCGATGACCGAGGAATACGGCGCGAAAAAAGGTACGTCGGTTTTCTATGCATCGCAGAACAAGGGCACCATCACCGGAACTCACAGAGGAGGACGTAAAATGGCCGGAAGGATGCACTACGGTAATCCAGAGCACAAACCCGCGAGCGGCAAAGGTCGCTTTCAATCAGGTGGACGTGTCGGCGCGAGTAATCTCGGGCGCAGCATGAACACCCGCAAAGGTCGGTACAAGGGCAAGTAGTGGCAGAGATCGACTACAGCGGTGTCGAGTTCATCAACGATACCGAGCGCGCGTACTTCGAGGAAGCGCGGCTCGGTATCGAGGTGCAGCAGTTTCTTCAGAGTGCAACGGGACGCTATCTGCATGGACGCGCCAAGATTGCACTGGAGGAAGTTAAAGAAAAGATGGTGGAGCTGAACAGTTCTCTTCCTACCTTTGCGGAGGAGTTCGACAAGCTTCAACAAGAAGCCTCTCACGCTCAGAATTTCATAGCTTGGTGTGCAGAGGCGATCGTCAACGGGCGAAACGCAGAGCAGCAACTAGAAGAGTTTCGAGGATAAAACGAATGGCTGAAGCTACCCAACCGGGCGCAGAACAGCAGCAACCGAACGAAGAGTACGTTAATCCGCGTGACGCGATCCTGGAGTCGATGGAAGAGAAGATCCAGGCTGAGCGTGAAGGGCAGATCGCAGAGTACAATGCCCAGGTACGCGAAGAACAAGAATTGGAGGTGCGTCCGCCAGACCCTCCGCCGCCACCCGCAGCTGATGGCGCGGCAGAACGTGCGCCCATGCACGAGCCGCCACCTGCAGCACCTGGGTTGCCGGAGCACCTGGCAGATGACCCGCTGGCCGAGTACATCGTGATGCATGAAGGTCGTCCGATGTTCAAGGCCAAGATCGAAGGGCAGGACATGTTGATCCCGCTCGATCGTGCTAAACAACAAATTCAAAAGCACGAAGCAGCCGAGGTACGGCTGCAAAATGCGACCGAGATGCAGCGTCAGCTCACTGCGCGCGAGGAGATCATCCGGCAGAATGAAGCCGCTCTCCAAGCTCGTATGGAGCAGGCGACGCAAGCGCCGCCATCCCAGCCTCCGGCTGAGGACGTGGACGAAGACGCGCTTCATGCCGAAGCGAAAAATATCGTGTCTCAGTTGTTCACAGCAGACGAAGACACCGCAGCTGACAAGCTGGCGACGTTTTTGATCGATCGCACGCGCACACCGACAGCTGCACCTGCAGCAGCGGCTGCGCCGATTGATCAGAATGCTATCGCTGAGCAAGCAGCTCAAACCGCTATGCAACGGATTACAAAGGCCGAGCGAGACCGGGACATCAAGGGAGGCTATCAAGCCTTTCAGAAGGATTATCCCGAGATCATGGCCGACGCAAATCTGTACGGCATGGCGGACAACATGACCGACGTAATCGAGAAGGAGCATCCTGATTGGTTGCCGTCTCAGGTCATGTTGGAATCGGGTAAGCGTACTCGGGCTTGGGTGGACCAGATGAAAGGAGTCACCACGCCGGAGCCGCAGATACCTTCCGATGATCAACGTCAACAACGGAAAGAGGACTTGGTGCCGATCCCGGCACCCGCGGCCAGCTCACAACAACAGAGCTACGTGGAAAGCGACGAAGAAGCTCAGCAGACTCCGCAGGAGATCCTTGCTGAGTATCGAACGCACCGGGGTCAGGCAACCTAGTGTCCTCGTTAGGTATCTAGGAGGTACTTTCAATGGCAGGCCAAGTTTGGCAAACCAACGCGCTCGGGGGATTTATGTTCTCCGTGAACCTGAGCCGCAAGCTCAGGACCGCGCTCCAGCCGATGGTCCGCTTTCGTCAGTTCTGTGATGCAAGAGAAGCATTTGGTCTCGGCAAAGGCGACCAGTTCAACTGGAACGTCTACAGCGATGTGCAGACCCAAGGTGGTCAGCTCGCTGAGACGGCAACGATGCCGGAGTCGAACTACACGATTACGCAGTCGACACTGACCATCACGGAATTCGGCAACAGCGTGCCGTACACCAAGAAGCTGGATGATCTCTCAGAGCATCCGGTGACCGAGGTGATCCACAAGGTGCTGAAGAACGACGCACGTAAAGTGCTCGACTCCTCGGCCAATGCGCAATTTGAATTGACGCCCATTCGAGTCGTCGGAGATACGGCAACAACGATCTCCGTGACAGAGAACGGCATCCCTTCAGGCGCACCGGCTCAGGAGTTCCTGACTCAGCACGGCAAGTTGATCGCTGACGAGATGGCTGAGCGCGACATTCCCACGTTCGATGGGAACAACTACATGTCTGTCGCACGTCCTTCGACGTTGCGTGCACTCAAAGACGAGCTGGAAGCAATTCACCAGTTTGTCAGTGAGGGGTGGTATGTGATTATGAACGGTGAGAAAGGACGCTACGAAGGCATCCGCTACACCGAGCAAACCAACATCCCTGACGAAGGCTGGACCAACAGCGACGGCATTTTCTTCTTCGGAGCAGACACCGTTGTCGAGGCGTTCGCTATTCCCGAAGAGATTCGTGGCAAAATCCCGACTGACTTCGGTCGGTCACGGGGTATCGCGTGGTACGCGGAACTGGGTTATGGAATCGTCCACACCCAAGCCGACGAAGCGCGGATCCTGAAGTGGGACTCAACAGAGTAAGGAGGGCGACATGCCTGGACAATTCTACGACAACGCGCTCCAAACTCAGCACGACGATCTGGCATCGGTGTATTCCAGTGCTGGTGATATCATCGCGCTCAACGGTCCTGCGGGACGTGGTGGTCGTGTCCTGGATCTGACACTCCATGTCACGACTGCTTTCACGGTAGCTGACAACCTGGTGGACATTGGCGAGGACTCTGGCGACGTTGACGCGCAGCTGGCGAACTTTGGTCAAATCCAGGTAGGTAGTGCTATCGGAGACGTCTTGGCACCGACGCGAGCGAATTCAGTAGTTGCGCTCGAAGACGGTGTCGACATCGCTGCCGATGTAACGACGGATCTCATCACCGACGGCAACTCGACTGCCGGTGCTGCGGACACCCGTCTGCTCATCGCCTGGTTCTAAGGAGGTAACCATGCCATCGGACGTTAGAAGTGGCGGCAACTTGGGCTTTGGAGCTGGCGTAGGTGCTGGCTACATGCCGCCCGAGCACACGCCCAGCACGATCCGCGGATCCTACATGCATATGGAGGCATCTGGTGTCGAGTACGGACTCTCTGCGTTTAGCGAGTTCGACTCGGAGAACCCGGTGTTTCCGCAGTACGACAATGCAAGGAATCCGCTCAACGGCAATTCGAGAGAAACGCCGAACCCCTACTGGGACTCGAAGTACATGGTCTCGGAGAAGGAGCACGATTTCTACATCTTCTGATGTGGAAAACCAAGGTCGAGGGGCTTCGGCCCCTCGGCTAGTTTGTTAGGAGGAGACAATGGCAGGACGTAATCGAACCGAAAAGGTCACGCTCGAAGGTGGATTGCGTGACTACCAGGACGACCGACTTGGACGTCCGATCGATATGCTCGACATGGATGAACTGCAGGAAAGATCGACGTCGTTTACTTCGGACTTCCAGTCGTTCGCATGCGAGTGCGAAGGTGTCTCAGGGTTGAGGAACATCGACACGTTGTTCGAGAACACCGTCGAGGACATCAGCGAGATGGTCCGCAGTGACATGGATGACCGACCATACAAGCCAGGAGTGGCTGACAATCCGCACAATCCGCGCTTCGGCGCAACGACGCCACCGGCTCATGCCGGTGTCGACAACCCCGCGCCATGGGACAAGAAGAAGTATCTCTATCCCCAAAGGCGTTACTGAGGAGAGACCATGGCCGAGATCGAAGACAACACAGCGAGCGAAGAGCCGCAATCGGAAGAGCCCACGGTAGTGGCGGAACCGCAACCGGAGCCCGAGCCCGAACCGGCACCTGGTGTCGTGGATGAAGGCACCGTGATCGTTCACGGTCGCGGCGGACGCAAGCGCGTTTCGATGAGTGAGTACCGCGCGATGAAGGAGGCTGACGGTGCCTGAGTTCAACCCAGATCTGCCTTTCGCAAAGATTCGCCACATCAGTGGCAAGGTGCGGCACTCGCAAGGCGGGCACATCTTCACGAGAAACGGTGTTTACGAAGGACCGGATCCGAACTACCAACCACCGGCTGCAAATCCGGTGCCCGAGCAAGCCTCCGGTATGTTGTCGGAAGCGCAGGAAACGCAGGACAGCTCTCGTGAGGAGATCCTCAAGCGTGCACAGGCGAAGCTGAGCGCAGTGCCACAAGAGATCGTTGATGCGCAGAAAGAGAATGCTGCTGCGCTGCAGGCAGAGGAGCACGCTGAATGAGTACGTTCCTGGAGCTGGTCCAAGATCTGCATCGTGAATCGGGTGCAGCGGGTGCAGCGCCGACGTCGGTCATTAGTCAGACCGGTGAGGCCAATCGCCTGGTGGGCTGGATCCGGGAAGGTGACAACTACATTCAGAACCTCTGGCTCAATTGGAAATTCTTGTGGAACCAGGTGACGCTGATGACTGCGACAGGTGTCGTCAGCTTGAGTCCGCCTTCGGATCTGCTGTTCTGGGACTACAAGACGTTCAAGCTCAACGATCCTTCGATCGTGAACGCCGATGATCAGCCGCTCGGTTTCGTCGAGCACGACTCGATCAAGACGTTGATACGCGATACACAGCTCGCGGAGCCTAGCACCGTGATCTTGATGCCCGACAACAGCATCGAATTTGAACCTGTACCCGACAAGGTCTACGACATTAAGGCCGATTACTTTCGAGAGCCCACCTTATTGGCGGCTAACACTGATGTCTCGGCGATTCCCGCCGCGTACCAACCAGCCATCTTAGGTCGAGCTTTGATCCTCTACAGCAACTACGAGAACGCGCCAGAGATCAACGCTCAAGGCCAACAGATCTACGGGGATTTCCTCCCCAGGCTGGAGAACAATCAGCTGCCAAATCAACGGTACTCGCGTTACCAAAGCACTGGCAGCTTCTTCGATGTCAACGCCAATCCAGCAGGGGGAGGCGATGGCAGCATAGTGGTCACTCCTTTGTGATGAGAGATGCCGCAGACAAAGACACAACATTTTCCGTTCGGTGGTGGACTTGACGTAGTCACACCCGCGATCTCGGTCAACCCTGGTCGAGCACTCGCGATGCAGAACTACGAGCCGTGGTTCAACGGTGGCTACCGTCGAATCCCTGGCTTCGAGCGATTCGACGGCAGACCCAAGCCGCACGAGCAGACGTTCCTCGGCTTCGAGGTGAACGCGTCTGAGGATGTGATCCTCGGTGCGACGTTGACCGGTGCGCCATCGGGTGCCACAGGTGTCGTCGTCGGGATCTACGAGGACGACGGTTCGCGTGGCAACGACATGCTCGCGCTCACCAAGATCACCGGTACGTTCCTCATCGACGATGATCTCGGTGTCAACGTCACCAATGCTGACCAGCAGCTCAAGATCGATGGTGCTGCGATCGACGCAGACTCGGTCCTGGTTACCAATGATCCATTGCTCGTCGACGAGGGTGTCGATGATCCCGATGGCCAGGTCAACGACACGATCCGCAATGAGTGGACTGCGCTCGCCACAGTGGAGTGGCCGCTCGAAGATCTGGGTGCAGAGGTCACCACCGTCGTTGAGTGGACGCTGCGCATACGTGCGCGCCTGATCCGCAAGGGCAGCGCGACTTTCAGAAACAACAACGTCTTCGCGATCTCACCTGAGAGCGACGACACGGCCACCTACCGGTTTACGTTTGCACCGGGTGCGGATTCCCAGATCGTCGAGTTCACCGAGATCGATGCGGCCATGGGCTTCATCACGCGAGAGATCACACAGTTCGCAGCAGCAGCTACACCAGCGCAGATCAATGCCGAGCTGGTGGTGATGACCCAGGAAGCGTTCTCACAGGAAGGCGATCTCTTCGATGGGCTCTCGTTGGAGATCGACAGCATTGACCTGGTCGTCGACTACGACGGTGATGTCGTGATTCTTTCGGATCCCGTGGACCGCGATGCACCGACCACCGATCTCGAAGGGACGTTCTTACTCGCAGCACAGGATGAGTACCGCGGAGACATCGCAGTGGTTCCGGGATCCGGCCCGGTCAGAGCTGCGTGGCAACTTGGGAGTGTTAACTATGCTATACGTGATAACGTCGGAGTCACGGAAGGGATCCTGCACCTTGCCTCTGCCGCCGGTTGGACGACAGCAGGAATTACCCTTGGTGAGACCATTAGTTACGACACAGGTCTTGCTGCGTTTGCAGATGTCGTGGAGGGAGATACAGTCACCGGATCGGTGACCGGCACTACCGCGACCATTCACCGCATCATATTGAACGGTGGATCCAACGCATTCGACGGCTCGGGATCCGGCTACATCGTTGTCACGGGTGTCGCCGGTCCTGGGTTCAATGGAACAGAGACGCTGGAGTCACCCGCTCTCACCGTCATCTGCACATCGACGACTGCCAACATCCCATTCACATTTTCACCGGGCGGGGTCTACGAGTTCATCAACCACAATTTCTTTGCGGGCTCGGGATCCTTACGCGCATACGGTGTGAACAGTGTCGACGCAGCATTCGAGATCGACGAGAACAGCATCGTATCGCCGATCCTGATTCCACCCCTGGCTGAGTTGATCGATCCAACCGAGACGTTGCCCAACGGCTCACCGTTCCTGGTACAGGAGCACCGCAACTTCCTCTTCCATGGCTACCCAGGTGGACGCTACGTGCAGAGTGTGATCGGTGAGCCGCTCAACTTCAGCGGCTTCCTCGGTGCAGCGGAGTTCGGTGCGGGTGACGAGCTTACCGGGCTACGAAGTATCGTCGGCAACGTGCTCGTGATTACCACGGAGCGCGATGCACGCGGGCTCTTTGGCACTGACCCATCCAACTGGGAGCTGCGGTTGATGACCGAGGTGTCCGGTGGTCGGCTCTACTCGGCGCAGAAGATCGACACGGTTTACACGCTCGATGATCTGGGTGTCACCTCGATCGCACGTACCGATGCTTTCGGCGACTTCGTAGGCTCGACAATCTCACAGCTCATACAACCGATCATCGATGTGGTGCGCCCGATCTTCACCGACTCTGCCATCGTGCGCTCGTCGAACCAGTACCGCATGTACTTCAGTGACGGCACTGCGCTTGTGATGTACATCGAGTATGCGGGCGCAGCCAACAGAACACGCCTACAAGCGGGGGCGACTGGAGTACGCACAGGCGTGCAGTTCGGATCGCTTGTCTACCCGTTCGCAGTCAGCCGGATCTGGAACACCGAGGATGACTCAGGTGCGGAGCGGACCTACTTCATCACTGAGGATGCGGGCGACGGTTTCGGCTTTGTCTTTCAAGATCAAGTCGGCGAGAACTTCGATGGTGAAGACATCGTCTCGTCTCTGCGGTTGGTGTTCAACCAGGTCGGCTCGCCAACGTATCGCAAACGCTTCAGGCAGGCGGATCTCGAACTCAATGCCAACAAGCCGTTGACCATCAAGTTCATCTCGTCGCTGACCTACGGTGAACAGGAAGGCAGCATTGAGGACATCGATGTCAATGCAGGCGGCGGGTTCTGGGATGTGGACAACTGGGATGAGTTCTTCTGGGATGGCCAAGTCATTTCAACTGCGCGCGGTGATCTCACAGGCACAGGAGAGAACATCGGATTCGTTTTCTTCCATGAAGGAGCGGTCACGCTGCCATTCACATTGCAGGGAATCACGCTGCACTACGAACCACGGAGGATTCAACGCTAGTGGCCAACTCATATTACAACTTTGGTGGTCCGTTCATTCCGAGCACCAAGGTTCGATCAGGACAAGTTAATCCAGAATTCGCAGGTGTCGAGAGCGGCTTTGATCTTCTACCAAGTGCAAGTGATGCGCTTACGCGTGGCATCGCAGAGCTGGGCATCGATGTACAAGGTGGCACGGTCAACGAGTTCGACGTTGCGATGCCAGACACCCGGCTCACCAACCAGGAAGGTGACCTGGTCGTCTTCCGCGCCACTCACACCAACGATGGCCCGGTGGTCATCAATGTCGACACTATCGGTGACATCGCTGCGGTCGAGTTCGATGGATCCGCGTTCGCAGGCGGCGAGATAGTCACCGGACGTGTGTACGAGTTCCGCTACGACAACGCGAACACTCAGTTCGTGCTGTCGCAATCGACTGACGCAGCCAACCAGGCGATCTCTGCAGAGGACTGGGCGATCCGGCCAGAGGATGATCCCGTACCAGTCAGCTCGGGTGGTGATGGCTCGACGACGTTCTCCGCGCTGCACTGGTCTGCGAAGTCAGCTCAGTTCGGTGGTGGGCTCGACTTCGCTGGTGATCATGACGGGACCAGCGGGGATCCGGCTACGCCTACGACAGGCAACCCGCTCTACCGGATCATCACCGGGGCGGGTGTGATCACAGGTGCGGGCACGGTCGAGATCGGTGACGACATCTACTGGAACGGTGTCGACTGGAATCGTATTAACAACCAGGCGCAGAGTGCGACAACGCAAGGCACGAGTGCCGACGATCCGACAGCACCTGGTTCCTTCGATGCACAGTTCCAGTGGCAGAATGTGAATGGGGCTCCGCTGGCCAACGTCGGATTCAACACCGGTCAGTCGTTCGACCTTGTCAACGTCGTGCATGGCGGCGGGCTTCGGCTTCGAGGAGAAAATGGAGCGGGCTCGGTAGAGACCTATCTGCAGGGTAGCCCAGGTGCGGGCACGCTGCTCATGTTCACGGGTCTGCAGAAGTTCGCTACCGCTGTTGCAGGCGTCATCATCAACGACTCGACCACCAACGATCCGACAGCGGGTCTAGGTCAGTCTGCACTGATCAATCTACGCAACGGATCGTTTGCCACCGTGGCCGACTTCGGCTTCGTTGCAGCAGGCACCGCACTCAGAATCAAGAGTGCCGTGCACGGTGGAGAAGTCGAGATTCGGAGTGAAGACAATGCTGGTGTCGACACGCTCATGGCTTCGTTTGATCCAGAGGGTGAGGTCGCGTTCTTTAGAGATGCAGGAGGGACAACGCTACAGTTCCTCACTTCCAATATCTCGGGTATCACTATTCGTGGTGGCTTTGCTGGTCTCGCTACGATCACTGGCGAGCAAGCTGATGGGACAGATCTATGGAAGGTGGGACAGAATGGTTCCTTCATGGAGCTGGAGTCAGAGCAAGACAACAGCGGTATCCAATTTGTAACTCGTGACAGCTCTCCCGTCGATCACGTTGCAGCTCGGTTCAACCCTGCTGGTGATGCCGAGATCTTTCACATTGGGGTCTCAGTCGTCGCGACATTGGCTGCAGCGGCAGGTGGTCTCTCAGCCAACAACACACTCACAGGTGGCGGCTTTGAGCGTGTGCTCACAGCGTCTGACCTTGGTGGCCCAGTAGTTCAGGGTACGTTTACAAATTCAAATGCTGTCGATCTTGTCGACACTGATGTTGCCGTAAGAATTGGTGCAGTCGATCCTGACACTGATCCTCATCTGGAAATAGGAATCAGTGCAGTAGCGAGTGAGCTTGCCATTCAGGCTAAGGCTACCGATACGACGGTTGCCGAGCTGGAGATCAACCGACTGGGTGGCACCGTCAGAGTCGGTTCGCAAACTGCAGGCGTAGCGGGTGCTGTCTTCCTTCATCACTCGAATGGTGTCACATCAGGTGCAGTTATTGAGACGGGTATCAGTGGAATCATTCTGGAAGGCAAGAGTGGTTCTAGTACGATCCTGGACTTCCATGCGGTTAGTGCCAATCTCGCTATGCGAGTGGTTTACAACGGAGCCAACTTTCAGTTTGAGGGGTTCATAGATAGCGAAGAGGTTCGTTTTCAATCTCGCAACTCTGCTTCACAAGTTCGTCAAATGCTGCACTTGGACCCGGACGATGACGTACAGTTGTATCACCCTGGCAGCAACCTCATAGCGTTTCGCACGACTGCCACTGGTGCGGATGTTCGAGTTGATGCGGCTGGCGATCCATCGCTCACGCTTACTGAAGACGCTACGATCTCGGCTAGGTTTCAGCATGTTGCCAGCACCGACATCACGATTCTGAAGAACGAGATCGACTCGGGTCACGTTCAGGTCCGTGGTGAAGATAGCGGTAGCGTCGACACGCTCATGGCCGCGTTCGATCCCGATGGACCGTCCGAGCTTTATCACGATGGTCTGCTTCGAGCGTATACCGGTGCGGTTGGTTGGACACTGCGTGGTGACGGTGCGTCCTCTGGCAACTTCACGATGGAAGACACCGGAGTCGCTACGATCTTCCATATCGATGTGACGGCTTCCGAGGTACAGATCCGCAGCTTCATTGATAGCAACACCGTTCGATTCGTTGGCAATGACTCGGGCAGTGCCCAACGCAATATGATCCTGATGGATCCCGATGCGGACGTTAAACTTTACCAAGTTGGCGTTGAAGTCGTGCATACGCTGACCGCTGCGGCTGGAGGACTCGAAGCAAACAACACGCTAACCGGTGCAGGCTTCGAGCGCGTGCTGACGGTTGCTGACAGAACGAACTCAAGCACCTACACCCGTAATGCAGTCATCGTAAACGACCGCACGCTGCTGGCTTCAGCTTCGGCCACGACCATCAACAACAACAATGTCCTGGCCGCGCTGATCTTCGATCTGCAGAGTGCCGGAATCATTCAATAGGTGAACTAGATGCCATACGGAGAAGGCGGCGAGTACGGGATACCACCTGGGGGCGTTGAGCCTTTTTACCCTGGAGACATTCCCGAGGGCGGCGAAGGTATTCCGGCGGAGACAGCTCCACCTAGCTATCCAGGAACGACGACGCCACCGACGACAACGACGCCACCTGGTGACACGACAACGACACCTCCCGAGGACACAGGCGGAGGTCTGCTGAACCAAGGTGCAGTGCTCTCGGATCTCTATCCCGAGGCTCCACCGACCGCAGAGGCAACGGTGCCGGAAGGTGTCACCGCAACACTAGGCGGCGTGCAAGATGCCGAAGCAGCGGTGCCGGTAGTATCGGGTGTCGCTGAGGCTGATCAAGCGGAGACTACGTTGGCGGGTGCACAGGGTTACGATCCTTCGCAGCTCGAAGTCACACCTGAGATGACGGTGGCCGGTCAGCTGCAGGAGATCACCAGCGGTGACAGTCCGCTGATGGCACTTGCACGTCAGCAGGGTCTGCTTTCTGCCGGTCGACGTGGGCTGATGAATTCGAGTATTGCAGCCGGTGCAGCTCAAGCAGCGGTGACCGAGCGTGCGCTACCGATCGCGCAGCAGGATGCGGCCACGCACCTGCGTGCAGCGGAGGCGAATCAGCAGGCTCTCAACCGCGCGAAGGAGTTCGGCGCGAGTGCGAAGAATGTCGCAGAGCTGACCAACGCTGTTGAAGCGAACAAGCTCGATGCGCTCAACGCGCAGCTCGGGACCGACGTGTCGAAGTTCAACGCAGCTCAGCGTAACGAGGCTGAGCTGTTGGCGGCGCAGATGCAGACCGCGGTGAACCAGGGCAACGCTGATGCGTACAACAAGGCGCAGCAGCAGTTCGCCGAGTTACAGACACGTGCGGACATGGAGGCGACGGCACAGTCGTTCGCTGCCTCTCAGCAATCAGTCGCAGCGACGAACGCGATCAATCAGCAGGTACTGCAGTCTGTCACGGATCTGAACAAGCAGTATCTGGCTGGCACGCAGGCGATGGACCTGGCGCAGATCCAGGGTAAGTACGGGAACCTGATCGCGCAAAACGAGACCGCGGCCAAGCTCTATGACGCCTACTTCTCTGGGGTAAGCGCGATCATGTCGGATCCGAAGATCTCACCGGACAGAGTTGCGCAGCACGTCCAGGCGCAGCTGAAGCAGTTGAACGGTGCACTGAAGTACATCAGGGAGATGAACGACGTTAACCTGGGGAACTTCCAGGTCGGTATCACAGCACCACCGATTGCTGCACCGGCAGCGGCGGCACCAGGAGCATGATGATCATTCGACCGGCAACGCTGGCTGATCGCGATCGGATCCTGGATCTGGCGATGGAGCAGACCGAGCTGTACCCTCGCCTGCGCCCGGATCCCGACAAGATCAGAGCGTTGATCGTGGACTCGATCAGCGCACCACGGCATTACGCGATCGTGGTGCAGCAGCGCAAGGTGGACGGTGTGCTTCTAGCATTCACCAGCGACAACGCCTGGGCGCAGCGACAGAACTGTGCGGTGATGCTCTGGGTCTCGAAGATACCTGGGGCAGGTGCAATGATGCTGCGCGACTTCCGTGACTGGATGCATGGGCGGCGAGCGATTCGTGTCGCTGGCTTTGCGCCCGACGTCGAACTGGATCCGCGTGTGTGGATCATCGCAGAGAGAATTGGTTTTGAACGCCACGGTGGAGCGTACCTGCTCTACAACTGAGGTGTGTGATGGGACTGTTTAAATCGATAAAGAAGATCGGAAAAAAGATCTTCAAAGGATTGAAGAAGAAGTTTAAGAAGGGGCTCATCGCCTTCGGCAAAATTGCCGGATCGAAGTGGGGCAAAATCCTCATGCTCGCGTCATCGATCTTCACCGGAGGCATGGCACTCGCTGCAGGGTTCTCTAGCTTCACAGGAACCGCAGGCGGATTCATGGTCAAGTTCGTAGCCGGTGCCAAAGGCTTCATGGGTGGACTGACGAGCCCGTTGACACAAGCGAAGAAGATGATGGGTGCTGGTGCGACGGTTGGGCAAACAACTGGTGCGCTTGCGGGTGCAGCCCAGGCTGCGAAACCGATGAAGGGTGTCCTGCAGGGAGTGACGCAGGCAGGGCAAACAGTCGGTGCTCAATTACCCGCGGCCTTGCAGGTGCCAGGGAAGGCACTCACAGCAGGGTTGCAAGGGTTGCAACAAGCACCGCCACCTGGTGCTGGTGGCGGCTGGTTGTCGAAAGCTGCTGGGTTTGCAGCCGACTTCATCAAGTCGGAAGGAGGTGCGGGCTTGATCAAGGGTGTCGGTGAAGGCATGGCGGCGGAGGAGAAGCAAAAGCATGAGGATCGTTTTCGTAGAGCGTGGGCGGATCCCAACAACCCGTTTGCGAAGCTCACAGCTGGAGGTGGCGAGGTAGAAGCGCCAACCGGTCCAGCACCAGTGCCCTCGTTCGGCGGGCAAACCTACGCACCGCCGCAACAACCACAGGGAGGACAGTTCTGATGCCTAACGGTCAAGGTATGCTGCAACAAGCCGCTCAGTCGGCGGGACAGGTGCCGCCACCTGCTGCACTCCAACAGCCTGCTCCGGGTGCGGCAGCTCCGGGTGCGGCAGCTCCGGGTGCGGGTGCGGCACCTCAGCCTCCTCCAGGGGTGCCTACGACTCCGGGTGAACTTCCTCCAGGAGGTTTTGCCGAGAAAGAGGCACCGGGCTCACCCATGCCAGGTGTGCCGGTAGAAACACCAACCGGAGCTGGTCCAGAAGGAGATTTTGCTTTTGGTGAGGAAGAAGCAACGCCGCGCGAAGACAAAGAATACGAGCGCGCGTTGGCTGCGCTTGAACACATTCTCTATGAGAACGACGAGATCAGTAACTCCATCATGGAGCAGATCGATCCCAACGATAAGATCGGCACGACCACCAAGGCATCAATTCTCGCCCTCAACCAGCTCGACGATCAGATCGATCTCGATGAGATTGTGATCCCGCAGATCACACAGGATGTCGTTGACCGGATCTCCGAGCTGGCTGAGAACCGCTACGGCATGGAGTATGAAGAGCGCGAGCTGCAGGCAACACTCGGCGCAACCTGGGAAGGTGTGATGGAGATGTTCGGTGTCGACGAGGACGACTACCACCAGCTCGCAGGTAGCTTCGACGAAGGGCAGCTCTCGACGCTGGAGAAACAGCAAGAAGGATTCCTCAATGGGTAGGCTAGTGCTTGCAGGTGCGATCTCAGGTCTCGGAGAGGGGCTCGGCAAAGCTGCTGAACAACGCGGCAGGATGGCACAGGAAGCTGAGCGCACTTCACGTGAGATCGCGTTGCAGCGGATGCGCGACAAGTCGGCGATGGAGCGCAGAAGTGAGCAAGAGACCGGCCTGTCTGAGCGCCTGGAGAACCGTTACGGTGTCGGAGGCTTCGAGGAAACGCTGGGTGCCGTCAAGCACGAAAACACGATGAAGGAAATCGCGGAGCGCGGCAAGTACCAGATCAAGGCAGCGGCAACGGGGCGGGCCGGGGATCCGACCAAGGTGCAGACGGTTGAGTACACCAAGTACGACGACCAAGGCTTTCCTTTGGGCAAGGACTTCGCTGTTGTGCGTAATGATGCTGAGACGGGTATGGCACTTGCGCAGATAACGAAGAGCGGTGTGACGCTAGACGTGCCCGTGTCGATGCTGAAAGAAGGTGCACAGGGTTCGCCAAAATCGAAAGAAGTCGGACTGTGGAAGAGCCCGCACATATGGGAACAATACGAACGTACTTACGGTGAGCTGCCACCGTGGTTCAACACGTATTTCTACATGTTCAAAGAGGGACGTGGGAAGCGGAGGAAGTCGGAACCAACACCTCGTCTCGGTGGTGACACGCAACCAGTCGTTGCTGCGCGTGGGCAGGTTCAACGTGGAGGAGGTGGGGGTACTGGCACCGAGCCTGCGCCTGATCTTAAGGAGCGTCTGCTTACGCGAGCAAGTGAGATGCAGTAGTGGCCGAATCCGAATTTGAAGCGTTATTCGCTCACATCGATCCTGCTACCGGCCAGCCTTGGGCGGAGGAGGAAGAGCCAGGACTGCTGACACGCGCTGCTCGATTCATCGGTGTTGCAGATGAGCCTGAGCCTACGTCTGCGCCTGATCTCGATGCTGAGTTTGAAGCGTTATTCGCTCACATCAATCCCGATACCGGCGATCCCTACGAAGGCACCGAGGGTGCCTCCCCCATACAGACGCGTCCCGATCGTCGACCACCGACTGAGCCACCGGGTCTACCTGGTCATCTGTGGGGTCAGTTTGCTCAAGGGTCAGCGGGTACGTTTTCCGAGACTATCAAGGGTGCCTCACTCAACCTCTTTGGCCCGGATCAGCAAATACTCGGTTGGATGGACGATTACGACAAAGCTCTCGCGACGGGTTCAACCACCGAAGCGATTGCCCAGGCTTCACTGGGTGCTAAAAAGTGGAGCGCAGTCACCGATCCTTTCGATGCCTTCCTCGTAGCTAAGTACACATTAGCGTCACCCGAAAATCGTGCTCTCATGCGCGCTGAAGCTGAGCAGGATATTCAGGAAGCGACCGATAACCCGATCTACAAAGGTGCGGAGAAGTTCAATCAGTGGGTGAAGAACGCCGCGCCGGTCGATCCTGAACTCGCCGAAAGTTTCTGGCTCAGCGACGTGCCCAACGCGTTCGGATCCCTGGCCCTATTTGCTGCGGGCGGCGTATTGTCGCGCGGCGCTGCACTGCGCTATGGCGGCAAGGTTATCACTCCAAAAGCTGCAGGCTTTATCGGACCCGCTGCGCTCGGTGCCGGAGCTAACCGCAGCGGAGTGTTCTCTGACGCGATCGCGGAAGGGGCGACGATTAAAGAAGCTCTCGATGTAGCTGACTTGGGCGCAATCGTCGGCGTGAGTGAAGCTGCTCCGATCAGCAGGATGTTGGAGCGTGCCGATAAGATCGCTGGTGGTGTCATCAAGAAAGCATTGATACGCATCACCAAGCAGGGCACCGAGGAGGCGATCCAGGAAGCGGGCATCGAGATCGCCAACAATCTCATCGCGATGATGAACTACGATCCCGAGCGCGGGTTCTGGACCGAGGAGGTAACGACAGCCGGTGAGATCGGCTTCACGACGGGCGCGTTGCTGGAGACGCTGATCACGCTCCTGCCTGGTCGACGTCGAGGCACAGCTCGACGTGGTGCGGCGGACCAGGTGGTGCCTACCGACGTCCTGGAGCGTCTTGATGCCGGTGAGATCACGATCGAGGAAGCGATCGCTCAGACGATGGCAGCGGTGGGCGATGATGCTGCTGCCGGTGCCGGAGGTGACACGCTCGGCCAGACAGCTGCGCGAGCTGAAGCTCAGCGTGACGCTGCGGTTGCGCTCGAAGACATCCCGGTGCTCACCGAGCTGCCGCCTGGGGCGCTGCCAGTCGCACCCGAGGCAATCGAAGGACCGCCCGAGCCGCCACTGCTCACCGATGGAGTTCCGCCGCCGCCTGAGATCGCGCCGCTGCCGGTGCCGGAGGAAGGTGCCACCGAGTCCGAGATCCGCGAGCTGTTCGCGGCGCGTGCCGAGGAGGAAGCCACGGAGCTGGAGCGCGCTGCGCGTCCCGAGGCGGACGTCGGCGTAGCGTTTGAGGCACGAGAGCGCGCACAAGCCGCTCAGAGAGCCGTTCAGGAAGGTGAGGCGCGGGCACAGCGTGTAGAGCAAGAGGTCGAGGCAGCGGCAGCAGAGCCCGCTGAGGAGCCAAGGCCGAC